CGCGTGGCCGTGCGGCCCCAACATCCAGGAGCACCCTAGATGGACACCTTTGACACGGAAACCGCCCGCCGGGGGCAACCGGCAGGCGGTGGGGTAATCGGAAAATTGAGCGTTCCCAATCATATCCCAGAAACCCCCAGCGTTCAACTTCTGGACTCCGCTCTGGTTGAGATTGACGCAGCGCGCAAGGCGGCGCGGACGGCGGGGACAGGTAAACGGCGGGCGCATTTTCAGAAGGTAGCCGACGACCTTTCGATCTGGATTGCCGACGACGTGCTGAAGGCGCGCCGCCGCATCCCGAACGAACCGCGCGGCCAGCGCGTGCCGCCGACTACCAGTGACCTTCGAAATATGGTCGACGCACAACGCCGTCTCGAAACGGCTCGTGCCGCCGCCGAATTATGGGACGCGGCGGTCATGGCGGCGCTCGACGGCGGTCAATCTAATTGGGAGCGCATGGCGTTGGAACTAAGGCGGGTGGAAAGCCGCGTGGCCGAACTTGAACGGGAAGCTAAACCCTATGTCTGAACAAGATCATCTTGCGCAGTTGCGCGCCGAAGTGTTGCGGATCGCCGGATATGCGGGGCCGGTCGCGGCCACGGCGCCGGCACCTTATGACTTTGCTTTTACCGAAGATGCGCTCGCTCTTCGCCTTGTAGCCGCGCTGGACAACCGCGCCAGGTACGTTGCGCCGTGGTCCGCATGGTATCTGTACGATGGCACCCGCTGGCGCGAGGACTCAACGCTGGGCATGTACGACGCGGCCCGCCGTATCTGCCGCGACCTGGCGGACACGGCAAAGGCCGACCCGGCGCTTACCGAAGCCGAACGCAACAAGATTGTGACGCGCTTACGGCAGGCCGGCACCGTTGCCGCGGTCGAACGGATGGCGCGCTCGGATCGCGCCGTCGTCGCCACGGTAGACCAATGGGACGCGGACCCGTGGTTGCTGAACACGCCCGCTGGTGTTGTGGATCTACGCACCGGGACCATGCGCGAACATCGGCCCGACGACCACATTACAAAATGCACGACGGTTGCGCCCGGCGGGGACTGCCCCCTGTGGCATTGCTTCCTCCACCGCGTCACGGCGGGCGACGGCGACCTGATCGCATATCTGCAACGACTCGCCGGCTACGCGTTGACCGGCTCGACGCGGGAACACGTCCTGCCGTTCGCGCACGGCCCCGGCGGCAACGGTAAGGGTGTTTTTATAGGTGCCGTATCCGGTGCGATGGGTGACTACCATCGAGCCGCCCCCATCGAGACCTTTGCCGCGTCGAGCAACGACCGGCATCCTACAGAATTAGCGATGCTTCGGGGCGCACGTCTGGTCACGGCGCAAGAGACAGAAGAGGGGCGGCGCTGGGCCGAGTCGCGCATCAAGAGCCTGACCGGCGGTGACCGGATCACGGCCCGGTTTATGCGGCAGGACTTTTTCGAATTCGACCCGCAGTTTACGTTACTGATCGCTGGCAACCACAAGCCGGGGCTGCGCTCTGTCGACGAGGCGATCCGGCGGCGGTTCCACCTGATCCCGTTCAACGTGACGATCCCAGCGGCGGAACGCGACGAGCAATTACCGGAACGTCTCAAAGAGGAATGGCCGGGTATCCTTGCATGGATGATCGACGGTGCGCTGGCATGGCAACGCGACGGCCTCGCACCGCCGCCCGCCGTCACTGCTGCAACGGATGCCTATCTCGACGGACAGGACGCCATCGGGGCTTGGCTTGCCGAGGCTTGCGACCTGAGTGACCCGGACGCCTGGACGGCGACAAACGACCTTTATTCGAGCTTCAAGATCTGGGCCGAAAGGGCGGGAGAATTCGTCCTACCGCGCGCTCGCTTCCTCGACGCATTGGAAACCCGCCGGATGCGCCCACACCGGCAGAACAACAAACGAGGATTTATGGGTGTGCGTATCGTGCCCCAAGCCGCCCATGCGTTCCCGCCAGTAAATTATGGAAGGACCGTATAATTATGGAACCCGCAGAAATCCGCCATTCTGCCAGTTTTGCCACGGCATTCCCTTATCACCGTCACGCGCGCGCTCGCGCGTACATACGTCCCATATGGAATCCGCTGGCAGAAGTGGCAGAGCGTCGGCGCCCCTGTGGTTGTCAGGGGTTGGGGGGAGGGTCCGAAAGTCCCAAAGGGGCACCCCGTAGGACCGGCTGCGGTACTCAAATTTTAGCGCCCGCAGTGTTCGCAAAAACGCGATTCCATAATTTTGGAGAATTATAAAAATGACGAAACGTAAACCGCCCGATCTTCGATTACTCGAAGGCAACCCCGGCAAACGCCCGATAAAGAAACGTGGCGTGACGCCGACCGGCGATGCAGTTGCGCCCGTGTGGTTGTCCCCCGGCGCGGCGGCGGTGTGGTCGCGCGTGGTCGACGCCATGCCGGGCGTGTTCAAGGCGACGGACGCGGAAATCCTAACGGCATATTGCACCGCCGCCGATAGCCATCACAAGGCGACCCTGGCCCTTGCAATAGAAGGCGCGATTTTGACCGGCCCGCGTGGACGGCAGAGCCGTAACCCGTGGTGCAGCGTCCAGAAGGACGCCGTTGCGGCGATGGAGCGCCTGGGCCGTCGCCTGGGCCTCGATCCGACCGCCCGTGAACACCTCCCAACACCTACACCGCAACCGGCCTCCAGCAAGTTCGCCGGTCTAATTTCAACCTCAACCAACGATGAAGGAACGAACCATGACGACGAATGAAGAACAGGCCTCAATTGCGAGCAACGCGCTCGCGGACGCGATGATTGCCGCCGCCGAAGCGGGCGTACCCGATGAAATCATTGGCAACGAAATCGTCAAGCTGGCGCTGACGATCATCCAGGCCGCGCAAGGCGGTCGGCGCGAAGCCGTGGCCGTCGTGTTGCGGAACATCGCCGACCATATCGAAGCCAACCCCGAAGCCCCTGTAACCATCAACTGAAAGGAACAAAACCGATGACCTTACGACCCTACGACCCGGATCTGAAAAGCGAGATCACAAACCTGATCGACGCGGCGGCGGACTTCCAGAAGCGCCAAGCCGAGCGCCAGCGGCAACGCGAGGAAACGGCGCGCAAGATCGACGCGACGGACCCGTTGCCGCCGACCGCCGCATGAGGACTTGAAAAACACACTCGCCAAGTGTACATTGTGAACGTTACCGCATGGAACCGGCGCGATGCTGGCCAAGCGGTGACGATCCCAAAGACGCTAGCCGGTGCGATACCGGGGCGAGTTGGACATTCCAACCGAAGCCCGAGGTATGCGTCGATGCTTGAACAGACCGTCCCCCTACAGATCAAATTCGCGCCCGGTGACGCCGGGACTATCAGCGGTTACGCCAGCGTTTTCGGCCCGCCTGCCGACCGGCACGGCGACGTGATCGCGCCGGGTGCCTTTACCGCGTCCCTGGCATCCGGCGACAAGCCGTTGATGCTGTGGAGCCATGATTTATCCGAACCCATCGGCGTTTGGACCTCAATAAAAGAGGACGCCAAGGGCTTGCTGGTCACGGGCCGACTCACGCTTGAGTCGCGGCGCGCATCGGAAGCCTATGCCTTGCTCAAGGACGGTGCGCTCAATGGCCTGTCGATCGGCTTCCGCACTGTTGCCGCCGACGAATTGCCGGACGGTGGACGGCTGCTTACTGAAATCGAATTAGCGGAAATCTCACTGGTCACGTTGCCGAGCGCATCCCGCGCCCGCGTGACCAGCGTCAAGAGCGGCGAGATAACCCCAAGGGTTATTGAAGGAATCCTGCGGGACGCAGGGATATCGAAGCGGATGGCGGCGGGGATCGTCGCCAGCGGCTTCAAAGGCGCGATGGATCACGAGCGCGATGCTCGATCCGTGGCGGCAAAATCCATCCTCAACACCATCAACGCCGCGACCTCGCGGCTTACGAAAGGCTAGAACAATGCATATCCGAACCCCTCTTGAAACAAAGGAAGCCCCGGACGGCGGCGCGACCCTGGACGACATTTCCGCCGCTATCGAACAGCACGCGGAAGCGACGGAAAAGAAGATCGCGGAACAGGCGGGCATCATCGCGAAACAGGCCGAGAAGATCGACGGCCTGAATAACGTGGTTGTCGACCTGGAACAGAAAGCAGCCGAACGCCAGCTTGGCAACGTCGGCGGCACTGGTCGAAGCCTTGGTTTCGCGCTGGCCGCGAAGCTGGGGCAAAGCCCGGCCTTCCAGGCGGTCGCCAAGAAGGAATCGCAGCGCACCTCGGTCGAGGTGAAGGCGTCCGACCTCTTGGAGATGAAAAACACGATCACCTACGACTCGGATTTCTTCGACGTGTCGGAACGCCAGCCGGGAATCGTGACCGGGCCGAAGCGCCGGACCTGGTTGCGCGAACGGTTCCGTTCGGTGCCGGTGAACGGCGGTGAAGTCGAGTACCATCGGCTGCTGACCTTCACGAATGCCAGCGCGCCCCAGGGCGGTGGGAGCCCCCACGTTTTCGAAGGTGTGACCAAGCCGGAAAGCACCATGACCTTCGAGGCGAAAACGGAGAAAATCCAGACCATCGCCGCGTGGATCAAGGCGTCGAAGCAAATTCTCGGCGACCAAGCCATGTTGGGAATGACGCTGGACACGCAGCTTCGCTACGGGCTGGAACTGGCCATCGAGTCGCAATTGTTGGTCGGCACCGGTGTGGGATCCAACATGAGCGGCCTGACCACGAACGCGACCCCGTTCACGCCGACCAGCGGCGACACGGCGCTGGACTCTTTGTCCCGCGCTCAGGCCGCTATTTCGGCGGCTGAAGGTGTGGCCGATTTGGTGGTCCTTCATCCCAACGACTGGGCTTCGATCCAACGCCTGAAAGCCGACACGGCGGGAACCTTCCTGTTGGGCAATCCGGCAGCTGGCAACGCTCCGAACGTCTGGGGCCTGCCGGTGCATTTGACGCCGGCCATGACGAGCGGGAAATTCCTCATTGCGGACACGGCGCAAGCGGCTGTGATCTTCAATCGTAGCGATGCCGTCATTGAGGCGGGTTATGTGTCGGATGATTTCACGAAAAACCTCGTGACAATTTTGGCTGAAATCAGGCTGACCATCGCCGTACAGCAGCCGACCATGTTGCGGTTCGGTAGCCTGACTGCGTAACCGACTCCCCTGGCGCGCACGGGTGCACGGCCCGTTGCGCGCCATCCG